TCTGCGGCGCCAACGTCTGATCCAGCAGAGCTAGACACTCTAAGGTTTAGTGCATCCTTAAAACTTCCATTAGGCACAAGTCTCTCGTCAAGATCCTTGTTCATTGTTCCAGCAGTAAATAGGTTCCTTATTTTCATTATTTAATCCACTTGTTTTTGCCCCTTAGTGCTTGAACCATGTCCATTGGGTGAATGTCCATCATTCTTATTTTTGTGTTTTTCATTGCAGCAAACCACTCTTTTTTGGTCCTGGTTACTATATACTCTTGTATCCCAAATTTACCTTTTACAACTTCGTATAGTATGTATTTATATAAGTAATCCTCTGCAAACTTGTGCACATTAATGCTTGACTCCTCCACGTTGGATAGTCCATCAGAAATATACTGAAGAACAATTAATTTATCTGCAACGTCTGAGCTAAACCTAACAAGCCCTAGAGATTTGTTTATGTTGTAAGTTCCATTTATATTTGCTCTTGAGGTGTCCATCCCGAACCTTGCCCCTATGTTCTCGTCTCGAAGAGCTCTTACACTCACCTCCTGATCATCACTCACTACAGAATCAATGTTACGTATATCAGTAAGAGGAGTCCCTTGCAAAGCATTGTCTCCGCTATCAAATAGTATCTCACCGGTACTATCCTGTAAGAACGCCTTATTGATTACCGCCATATCCCTGCTCGTGGTCATTGGATGCAACCTCCCGTTTAAATCAGCCCATGATATATCTATTACACTCACACAGTCCCTTGGAAGGATTATCTGCAAGTCGTCGGGCATTTCAATCTCTATTGCCTGAACCTCCTTTAGAGCGTCGTAGTGTAGCTCCTGTAGGCCTCTTTTTGCGTGAAATATAATGTCGGATCTATCAACGTCGTTTATTATCTTGTTATCTCCAACATTTATTACCATAAAATTGTTGATGACGTTATTTAAAGTCACGTACTGGTCTTCCCCCCAGTTCGATGCGTTTTCGTAATAGTCTTTATCTGATGTAGCCATTAGTTATCCTTTTGTGTATTTTGTGAATCCAGGCCAATAGCCGCCTGAGTAATATCTGCCTCTCTAATAGTTATGCCAGCGAGTTTGCATATTTCTAACACCAACTCAGTTTCTGAGCTAGAATTTAACTCAAAGTCTTTATAGTCCGATGCACTTGGATTAAATATAGGATCCTCTCCAATAGTGGTATATGTCCACTTTGGCTCTGATGGATTTTTTATATATATTAACTCTAAGGCTCCAGACAAGGTACTTGGCTTAAGCGTATATGCGTTGTTCTTGTCTACATAAACAGGGTAAGTAGCACTTGGTCCGTTAAGATTAGCTGCATCCATATACACCTCCTTAGAAATAGGTAACGGATCGACGAGCGTTCCATTGTATCTAACGGATAATGGCTTAAACAAATCGCTTGGCTTAGGGTATGATGTGCCTGACTTGGATATATTAACAGATACGGTGAACGGGTCTATTTTAGCTTGTAGTTCTTTAACTCTATCTCCGTAGTCCGAGCCTAATCGTCTTGCGTTTTTTAAGGACACCATCCTTGCGTACTCCGAAAAGTAAAGGTTAAATATATTTTGTTGAGCGTATATCGCAAATAATGTGAACTGCTCAGGGGTTAAATATCCTCTGTTTTCCTTATTAAGTATAGTCAAGACAGTGTTCCTAACGTTGTTTATCATTGTTGTTTTATTTCATACAAAAATACAAAAAAAAAGGGAAGCCAGTTAAGACCACCCTTTTCATAAAAAAAACAATCGTGCCTCTATAGTTTATTAACGATAGCTTGCATTACGTTAAGACCTTCGTCGGTCTTGAAGAATTTAGCCAACTCACTATAAACATTTTGTCCGAAGGGCGCTATAATTATTTTCTCTTCTTTTGAATCTGCCCACGACACAGTTGCTCCGTCATCATGTACAAACAATAAACCCTCTTCTACAGCTCTAATGGCTACGTTACGAAGCTTAATGTTCTCGTCATTTGCGATATTCATAAACTCCTTTGGGTTCTTTCTTGCGTAGTTACGCATGTCTCTCTTTATTTCTGCAGTACTCATATCATTGACCCTGCTTCTAAGTACAACCCTTGCGATTGCTTCTAATTCATCAATTTCCATATCTCTAGCCAAATTCATAGCATCAAGCTGCAAATCAATACTAATAACCTCGTCCTCCGCTACTTTAGATGCGTCGAACTCAATAAAGACCTTACCAAGATCTGGGTGATAAATAGATAAAAACTTTTGTAGTAAGATGTCTTGTTGTGATACAAACAACTTTCCATTTTCAAATATAATAGCCGGAAGGGTTACATCACCTGACTGTTCGTCCATAAACACAGAAACCTGGTTCGTTGCGTAACGCATGGCTCTTTGTATTTTTCCGTCAAAATATTGTAGTGGTTTGTTGTTGCTATGCCTAGACCTTAAGATTAAGTTGTTAGGCGTTGATCCATTCTTAAGTACATACAAACGATCTCTTTGTTCCCACGTATGGGTTACTGCTTTCTTTACTGCCATTTTATTTACGATTGAATTTATATTAAAAAAAAGGGGTGAGTGTATCCCACCCCTATTTTAAGTATTACTACTTCAGAATTACGAAGTTGTTTGCTCCAAGTACACATAAAGCCCTTTCAGACAAGAAGTTTACCTGCATAGCATCAAGGTCACTGTTAGAAGCACCACCGGCACCACCTACAACCCAAGACTTGTACTTTCTGTCTTCAGCCTCTGACTTTCTGAATTTAACGTGCAAGAAAGGAAGTGTTGCGTTCTTTCCTAATACCTCGTCGTAGATAGTCTTAGATCCAACCGGAACAATTAATCCGTCAACACCAGTAGATATACCACCAGTTGTTGGGTCGTTTAAGTACTTCCAGTCAGTCTTGTAAAAGTCATAACCAAGGTTAAAGCCTTTAAAGCCTAAAGATAAAGCAGTGTTCTCGTCATTGTCAAATAGACCAAATGACGCACCAGCAGATCCAAAGTTGTTTAATCCAGCAAGAACATTGTCAATCTCGAAAGACTTGGCTCTGTTGTTAAAGATTACGTTCTCTTGAATAGCTCCTTCTTTATCAAGAATCTTGATAATGTCCTCAATATCGCTCTTGTCAGCAATAGATCCAGTAGCAATGTTACCTCTGTTAGCCACCTCGTAGAATAGACCCTTTGTACCGTTGTAACCTGCAGCTTTAGCTCCAGAACCAGCAACAGCAGGCTCTCCTTCAATCATTGATGTCTCTAAGTAATCCTCGAAACGTAATCTTGTCTCGTGCTCAGACTTAAGATACCATAGGTATCCAGAAGTTCCTTTCTCAGTAGTTACCATAATCCATCCGATCTGTGCCATGTCAGAACCGTTCACCTCGTACTTATCCTTCAATATGATAGGAGTAGTTGAGCGAATGTCCTTAGCGGCCTCTAAAGATCCAGCCATTCCTGATGTACCTTTCTTGAATTCAGAACCAAATGCGTAGACCTTTAATCCAGAGGTTGCGATGTCAGCGTTTAAGTTTGCACCAGAGTAAGACACTACATCAAATGTGTTTGCCGTTACCGCTGTTACAAGAGCTTTGTCTTGGTCTGTTCCGTCATTAATAATAACTGTTTGATTCACTCTAAAAGGGTGAGCCGCAGAGGTTATTACGTCGGCTGTTCTTGTAGCACCAGTCACTGCTAAGTGAAGTCTACCTTGCTCAGCCCACTGTATAATATCAGAAGAGAAAGGCATCTCTGCACTCGCCATTCTTAAAAACGATGCTACGGAACGATTTCCATACTTCTCGAATTCTTTCTCATACAAATCTGGTAAGTACTGAGATGTAAACTCAATGCTTGAACCAATATAATTGGTTGAGAGTGTTGATTTTGTTGGAGCGGGGGTTAATGCACCACCGGTTCCAGACATTGTTACTGCCATAGTTTATTTTTTTTTAGGTTCGTTTTTTAATTTTCATAGAGTAATTGTCCTCCGATTCAAGAGCCTGGTAAACTGTCTTCTTAGCATCAACATCCGCACTAGACCTAACATCCATATCAATATTCTTAGTATCCTTAATTAAGTTCTTTGTAGCATCCGATAAGCCCTGATCGTAAAAATGCTTGGCTATTTTATCGACATTTGTTGCTGCAAAGATCTCTTTATGGTATGATTTGGGGTCTTTTAAGAATCCCTTGTCATCTATATGTCTACTAAAAAAGTTGGAGATGTCAGACTGCGACTGCTTTACTGATGCTAAATCCCCTACCTCAAAGACTGCTTTTTTATCACCAAGGTTAAATTCAAAACCTTTGAACTCCTCACTGAATAAAGCGTCTGTCTTCTCAGCAAAAAACCTAGAACGTTGTTCTGATAAGCCTTGCTCCGTTGCACTCTCTTCTCTATACTTATTATAGAAGCTATGTGCCTCTTTGTAGTCTTCTGGAATAGAAACATCACTTGACTCAAGTGGTGTCTTATACTTTTCCTTTAAACCCTCAAAGTGGTTTCTAGCCTTGTATAATTCTTCTTTTATTGCTATTTTCTTGTTTTTAATATCTTTTTCATCATCCAATTCCTCGTCGTAAGAAAAGGATTCTTCAAGTAAATAGTTTACTTCACTATCATCTAAGTGTGGCTTAGAATCCTTGTAATATTGTTTAAGAACATCAGAGTCATTAACATCTTTCCACTCCTTTTGCAGGTTTTGGTAGTCACTAAATCCTCTCCCCGTTTCTTTTTTATACTCTAGGTACTTTGACACATCCTCCGGGATAGTCTTCTCCTCAGGCTTCTTAAAAACATCATCAATAGATGCGTACTCTTTACCGTGCTTCTCCTTAAAGTAAGACAATATGCTATTATCATCTAACTCAGGTACTACTTCATGTACTACTTCGGGTACTACTTCGGGTACTACTTCGGGTACTACTTCGGGTACTACTTCGGGTACTACTTGTTTAGGCTCAATAGGGTCTCCGTTATCGTCAAGTGCTGTAAAAGTGAATTCTTCCATAATAGATTTGATTTATAATTAATGCAAAGATAATAATATTTTTTTATATGCTAATAGAGTCTGATCCATCAAAGTCAATAGGGTCTAAATCCTGCTGTCTTTGATTAATCATCTTAGACTGCTGACTGGCTTGTTTGGCTGTCCTTTGGTCTTTTCTATCTTCCTTATATACCTCTTTGTTGTTTTGTACTTGAATCTCAGCTCCTTTTACTTGGGCATCAAAGCCGTTCTGCATCTGTATTAACTGAGATTTTAAAATAAACTCTTTGTCCATTTTTTCCATATCGAACTTAGCCTTCATCTGAATTAGCTTCGCATCAACCTCTCCTTGTGCCATAATCGTCTGCTGCTTGCCTTGCTCCGCAACCGAAGCTGACTGGGTATTTGCTTCTGACTGTAATGCAATATTTTCCTGGGCTCTCTTATTGTCTAGCTTTTCTTTTCTTCTCTTACGAACCTTAAGTAACTGCGATGCCACCTTAGAATTCCTTACCATTCTAATGTCAATAGCGTCATCAATGTCAATTTTATTAGCCTTTAATGACATCTGTATGTTGCCTTCCAATATTTCTTTTTCTTCAGCGTCTGGGTGCATTTCAATAAAAATAGCAAAGTCATGCAAGTGCAAGTCCTTTGTCTCTCTTATTATCTCCATGCTCTCTCTTCCTATAGCTTTTGCAAAGTCTTCTGACATATCTGAATACTCCAGAACGTCTGACATTCTATAAGCAATGCACTCAGCGAACTTCTGAGTCACGTATAAACCTGACTGTTGAATGTGTCTAGTTGCGGTATTTGAGTTTAAGGCCGCAAGTTTCTGGACACCAACAAGTGCATTGGGATCCGGACTACTGCCGTCCCTTGCCTCGTTAAGACCCGTGACCCCTCTTATCATATCAAGGTTGTAGTTATACAAGCTAATTAAAGAGGATATTTTAGAACCAGATGCTGAGGTATTAAGCTCTTGCACAGGTATCTTTCCATTGTTAAACTCACCAATTTCGTTAAGTGACCTACCAATCACAGATCCTGTTTGAAAGTAAAGGTCTAATGCCTCCTTGGGTCCATAAGTAAGTCCTTTGCCTAAACTAATAGAGGATAGTCCGTCCACGTCTATGTAAACACCATCAGGTTTCATGCCTGCTGATATTTGCTGTAGCTTAAGGTGGGTCATTTGTATTTGGTCTGCGAATGGAATCATTCTTTTTACCAACGAATCAATCCGTCCCCTATACATGTTTGGTGCGGATGCTACATATGGTGAGTGAAGCTTTTGCATAGAAGACTTAGGTCTTACCATGTTCTTCATAAGGTCCCACTTAAGAACGCTCTGTGATCCTAAAACCATTACGCCTTCATACCACACGTCTATCTTTTTAGACAGCCTTTCAAATGACTCGTTCTCCTCAGGGTTAAATGAATCATCTCTCTTTATTACCCTCTCTCCCCCTGAACTTGTTATTTTTTTCTTATATACAACATTCTTGTCTGTCTTGTAACAGAAATAAAGCAATGTAGTGGTGTTCTTGTCAAAAGATTCACCTCCGTTTCCTTGACGTTGAGCCCATCCTTGAGATGACTTAGAGATGTCTTCCAACTCCTCCTTTGTTATCTCTGGCTTAATTTTTTTAATCTCTGTAACATTAACTGTTTTAACCTCTCCAAAGTAATAACAGTCCTTGAAATTTGTGTCTTCTGTTGGGCTATGTATCCAATTCTCAGGGTCAACATATTCCGTAACTATACCATCGTGTCTATTGAATGAGTGCTTACCTACTTGAATCCCAAGAACGGTGGCGTCTTTATTTAGTTTTCTTCTTAATTCAAAGTAGTCGTTCATCTTGAAAACCGCTTCTATAGCTTTTTCTTGAGCAATCTCAATAGAGTCCTTGTAGTCAAGTATCATATGAAGATCTATATCGTCGCTATTCTCAGGCAAGTTGTCTGGATTCTCAGAGAACATATTTTGTCCAAGCATGGCTCCGATCTCTTCAAATATCTCTTTATTTACAACTTGCGTCTGTATTTTGTTTCTGTATTCTGCTCTCTTGTCTGTTGATATAGGATCCACAGCCGTAGCCCTTACATCAAATAATCTATCCGACATTCCGTTAACGACAACGTCAACAAACTTAGGTATAATAGGAACCTGTGTCCAGTCCATATTTAAGTACGATATGTCACCACTCAGGTTCATTTCGTCCTTATACTTTTGTACTGATTGCTCACCCATAGCGTATAGCCTAAGGTCATGGTAGGTGCCTCTATTCTCGTAAAACCTAGAGTGTCCATCTCCTCTGAACCAATCAGATTCAATCGCCCTACCAACCAACAAACCGTATGCCTCGGACTCTTTTTCACTGTCTGAGGCTAACTGATTTGGGAAAGAAGTTGAGTTATTCATACTTTTTGCTTAGAAAACCTTTGTTATTATATCTTGCAAAGTTAACAATAATTTCGGTACTAGTATTTGTGTTAATAGCCACGTATTTATGGTTAGCCATTATAGCAAAACCAGAACTAACACTAGCGTCAAACTTTGTTCTGTTAGAAATATCGTAGTTTGCCCAATCCTGCAATGTGTCTGAGAAGTACATATTCCCAGTTCCATTAATAGTCATCCCTACATGGGATTCTATGTAAGCCTCTATGGCCTCTGCATGTATTGATATAACTCCCGTTGATGATGGTATCCCGCCTAACTCCTTCTCTGCAGGAGAAAGTGCGTTTCGGTGCTTATCAGGTCTGTTTATACTAAAGGCTCTGTAGCCCCTGTTCTTTAAATGATATAGAAGTCTTGGTTTATTGTTCTCTGCAAGCACTGGCATACCATAAAACACTAAAGCCATAAGAACTTTTTCAAAAAATATTTCTGCGGTTTGAGGTCTGTCCACATACTCCAAGAAAAATTGATTAGTAGGCGCGTCATCTATGTGCTCCTTAGTCAGGCCATGTAAGGCTCCATTAGAGCCACCACCGCCCACAACTCCTGATATGTCGTAGCTGTCACATCCAAATGATCCAAGATGAGCATTCCCAGGGTGTTTTTGTCCATTTATTATCTGTATATTGTTCTGCTGAGACTCCGCTGGTATCCAAGAAACATTAAATGTTCCTCTACTACTAGGCGTCCATATTACCTTAGTATCCTTTACTCCATTAAGCCAAGAAAAGTCTCCCTTTTGAATTATTCTCTGAGTCTCTAGACCGTTGTTAGAATCTATTTGCTCATATATTTTCTGTAAATTAAATAAACTATTCTTAGATTCATCCCTGAATGCATGTGACTTTGTTCTGGGAAACTGTCTGTAAAACTCGTTAAGAGCGTCTGGGTCATTCTTTAGTGACTCAACTTCGTTTTCCCAAAAATCAAGAACCCCTTGATCTATTATATTCCCTAGACAATCAAAAACTTCTTTTTCTGGTTTCCTAAAAACGGGCATTCCGTACACATCTATGAAGCCTTCAAAGTTCCACTCCATAGGAATAAACAAAGAATATAGGCCTGACTTAGTTTGTCCGTTTGCATTCCTTTTTGTGACATCAGAGTCTTTGTCAATTTTTTTGTAGTTTGCCCCTCCCTTGCTCATTGCGTTAGAGGTTGATCCCATCATACACTTGCCTACAATAACCTTACCAAGCCTTAGCGTTGTCTTAACAACGGCCCAGTTATTTATTATGTTAAACGGGGCCAACCATTTAGCAGAGTTCATAGATACAGTAAAATCAGAAAGTATTAATTTTCTTTCGTTGTCATTTATTCCGTCAACTTGAATACCAACAAACTTAGAAATACCTATATGCTCTATGCTAACCTTGTTTCTTCTTCCTCTTGAGCATGGCTTATAGTTTTTAAATGATTTTTTTGCAGACAAAATGGGTATTATAGAAAGATCTCCAGATATGGATACTTTATAGACATCCGTGTTGTAGTTTGATATTGAGTGCCTAACGTTACTTGCGGATAATCCACAAGAAAGTGCTAGTAATCTTATCTGATTAACAATCATTTGCTTAGACATGCCTACGGCTATGCATCCTTTTTTTTTGTCAGAGTACCCATCAGTATCAATTAATCCAGCCAATACTTGTAGCCTAGTTTCAATAGATGACTTCATATACTGCTCTGGTACATGCTTATTGTTTCTTACCCCTATTTTTTTTAATTCTTCCGTAAAGTTTTTTATTCTAAATTCAACAACGTGAGCCACGCATTCATCCCTTGTTTTTATATAAAAATCAAGCTTATTTACTTGACAAAAAAGACTTAGGTATTGGAATATTTCTGGTTCTTCATCTTGGTTTATTATTATTGACATTGATCCTTTTCTTCCATCTCCAAGCCATAGCCCCAATAAATACGGCGGCATGCCATCAAATATATCCTTAGACTGAATACCTTTGGAGGTTATCCTAGTTAGGTGTTTTTTTCTAAACTTTGATGCATTAAAAAACTCTTTAGCCGTAATTATAACTTCTCCTTTATTATAATCATTAAGTACTAGCCTATGATTTTCTGTAACGATATAATCTATTCCGTATGGTTGCTTTATTAAGTAGCTATCCGTACTGCCATATGTTTTTTTTACGATCCTCTTAGTTGCTCCGCCTTCAATTATAACTTCATCTCCAACAAACAAATCATAGACTTTAACAAAATCCATTTCAGAGTTCATAATTAAAGTATCAGGATGATAACACTCATCCTGGATTATTAGCTTAAGCTTCTCCCCATCGTATGAGTTGTCTCCAGTGTTCTTCCAGTCAATACTTGTGTCAAGTCCCTCTAGTTTTTCCACGTTGTTGGTGAGTTCTATCGACTTCCTTGTTAGCTTTGATGCTGGAACTCTATAGGCAAGCTCAGTCTTTGGCTTATCCATACCGTCCTGTATAGGCTTAAAAAAGAACGGGTACTTTGTTGATATAGGCACCACCTTGTCCGTGAACATCTTCTTGGCGTCTGGACCCGTCTTCGATAGTATCCCAAACCTAGCATCTGCCGTAACCGTAGCTATGTTGACCGTCTCCGATGATGACATAAAAGAGAACCCTGAACGCCTGTTCTTTAGGTACTCCATGCCGTAACATCTATCGTCTGCTTTGCAGGCCTCCCAGAACAACCATAACACTCTGTTCGACTCCCTGTAGTCTGGGTGTCCGACATCTATAACTGTCCACTGAAGATACATATAGTTTGATCCAGAGATGTATGT